AAGCGCTTGCGCCTTGGGTGGTTCACGATATCCGTCGAAGTTTTTCCACGCATCTGAACGAGCACAACATTTGCCCGCCTCACGTTGTGGAGGCGTGTTTAGGGCATGTCGGATACCAGTCCGCCGTTGCCGCTACTTACAATCGCGCCTCCTATCAAAGCGAACGACGCCGGGCAGTGACGCTTTGGAGCGAAATGCTCGCGGCCTGGGTCGAGGGCAAGACCAGCAATGTCGTGGCCCTGCAACAGCCGGCGTGATCGTCATGCCGCGCATTCCGCCCCGCAAGCCGAAGGGTCCTCACAATCCGGAGGACGATGAATATCTGGTGCAGTTGTGAAGGCGTTGCGCCTGGAGCGCCCCGACCTCACCAAAGAAGAATTCGCGCGCATTGCCAGGCCGAATTATTACCAGAAAAATGCCAAGCCCGGTGAGCCGCCAAACATCAGCACCAGATCAATCGTTCGCCACTTGAATAGGTTGCTTGCTCGTCGTGGCAAAAAATGACGGGCGTACTCGTACCTATTTGTCCCAATTCTCGTACCTATTTGTCCCGCCTGTAATACCGCGCCCCGATGTACTCGTGTGGGTAGACCTGACCCACCGAGTCTTGGATGTCACCGGAGCGAATTGCTGAAATTCTGAGTCGAATAGCGTCTATGCCTGGGAGCGCCGTCGTTCCGGTCGCGGTCGCGGCTGCCCATGACAACGTCTCCCCGAAGACGGTCCGTCGTCATTACGAGCTGGTGCCAATATCGCCTGGCCGGCAGGGCGTGAGAGTCGATTATCTGCGTCGTGAACGTAGCGTCACGTAATGCGAGGCGCCTGCCCTGTCAGGGGCGGGCGCTTTCGCATTTTTACGGGGAGGCCTTCGGTAAGGAGGCGGCGCGCCTCTGGAAGGGTAAGTCGCCGCCGTCGAGTTCGACCCTCGACCTCTCCACCATCACCACCACCGGCCGCGCCACGGCCGGGTAACGTAAGGAGAAGCAGCGTGCATATATCCCGACATTTCCATAAATACCAGTGCGCCATCGAACAGGCGCTTATCGCCTTCCTTAGATCGGAGGGTGTCGAAGTCGGCGCATACGACGGCGACATCTCCATCCGCGCCCTCGCCAAGGACGCCCCGGACGTTCGGGTCCGGGTGCAGGACATCCTCTCAATTTCGCTGAATGACCTCGCGCACGAGCTCACGGAGGCGCTCCGATGAGCATCATGTCCGCACAGGTCCTCGCCGCTCGCCAGCGGTTCGTCGATGAGATCAGCCAGGCGACCGGATCGCCCCGGGATATCGCCTGGCTCGCCATGCGCACGCTGCCGCAGACCATCAACCAGCTCGAAGCGGAAATCGAGGCAAAGCGCAGGAACACGGGCGCCGGAGGTCGCGCAGCATGACCCTCAGAATCATCAGCGCCGGTCAGCGACAGACCGAGCCGCGCGGCGCGAAGACGCTTCTCCTTGGCCCTACCGGCGTCGGTAAGACGTGGCTCCTACGCACGCTCGATCCGGCGTCGACGCTGTTTATCGATGTCGAGGCTGGTGACCTGAGCGTGCAGGACGTGGCAGTCGATACCTACCGCCCGCGCAATTGGCCCGAATGTCGAGACCTCGGCGTCTACCTGGCTGGCGCCAACCCCGCTGTGCAAGCCGATGCGGTCTATGGCGAGAGGCACCTCGATGCTGTGATCGACCAGTTCGATAACCCCGAGGGGACGGCCAAGTACCGCACCTACTTCTTCGACTCGCTCACCGCCATGGGCCGCCTGTGCTTCGCCTGGGCGAGCCAGCAGCCGGAAGCGTTCAGCGAGCGTAGCGGCAAGCGCGATCTCCGTGGCGCCTACGGACTCCACGCCCGCGAGATGTGCGCCTGGCTGATGCACCTGCAGCAGGCGCGCGCGGTTAACGTCGTTTTCGTCGGAATATTGGAAACCGTCATCGACGACTTTAATCACACCGAGCACCGGTTGCAGATGGAAGGTAGCCGCACCTCACGCGAGCTCCCGGCCGTCGTCGATCAGATCGTCACATATAACTGGGTCACCTTCGCCGGCGACGATATGCCGACGCGCACCTTCGTATGTACTTCGCCGAATCCCTGGCAATTCCCGGCGAAGGACAGGAGCGGCCGCCTCGACCAGCTTGAGCCGCCGCACCTTGCCAAGCTGTTTAACAAGCTCACGAGGCCCGGCGGCGACCTCGTCGAATTCCCGGCCGCCAAAGCAACCCCCGAAGCAACTACCGAAACAACTACCGATCTAAAGCACACAGGAGGCTCTCATGGGAGCATTTGACTACAATACCGCCGACGGACAGCGCGACCTCGACGTCATCCCGAACGGAACCATCGCGGTTCTCCAGCTCAATATCCGGCCCGGTGATGCCGGCGAGGATGGTATACTTAGGCGCAGCAGGGACGGCGGCTGCGAGATGCTCGACTGCGAATTCGTCGTGGTCGAAGGGCCGCATGCCAAGCGCAAATTCTTCAGCAACATGGTGCTCTCGGGCACGACCGATGGTCATGCGCAGGCGGCGGACATCGCCCGCGCCCGGCTGCGGGCGATTCTGGAGTCGGCGCGGGGTATCAAGCGACCGACGTGTCCGAGAAGGCGAAGAAAGCGCGCGTCGCCGAATACCGCGACTTCGACGGAATTCGCTTTCTGGCGAAAATCGGCATCGAGCCGGCGAAGGGCGAGTACAAGGCGAAGAACACCATCATTACGGTGATTACGCCCGATATAAAGGACTGGCGGCCGATCGAACAGGTCGAGCAGCCGGCCGCACATGCGACGCCGGCGGCGGTGGCGCCCGCCAGCAAGACGATCGTCAAGCCGACGTGGGCACAGTAATGGCGCGCCGCCGCATGCAAATCCGCTTCCCGGTCGCGAGCGCGATCGAGGACGCTTGGCAGCGGCAGGCCACCCGCGTTGCCATCGAGAAGGCCCGTGCCGTCGTCAGCGGCGGCGCGGTGCCCCCGATGACGCCGGTCGGACGACTGACCGACGTCGAGTGGGGATGGATCGTCACCGCCATCCTGTTCGGCTGGATTAGCGAGCGCGCCACGCAGGCGACCAGCAACGGGCTCGATACGGAAAAGACGATTCGCGACATCAGCCTCGTCGAGCCTCGCCCGTGGGACGCCGGGGCGATCGGGGTGATTCTGCCGGAGCTTGCCGACGCACCGATCGACTGGACCGCGCCCCTGTCCGAGCTCTCGCGCGACGAGATGATCGCCTTTCTCGGTGCGGCCTACACGCTGATCGACAAGGCAATGCAGGCGCGCGAGTTGGGCGGCAACACGATCACCAGAAAATCACCGGATGGCACAGCGGTGATCGCGGACGCGGATGCGTTCGTTTCGTTCTGACGATCATTCGAACTGACGGCGAGGGGACACCATCATGACCAAAAGAAAGGAAGCCTTTCATGATGAATACCAGAATGAATACCAGCGGGAGTGCGCGGCCGAGCGCAAGGTAGCCCACGAGCTAATCAGCATTGGCTACAGGGCTCTGGCTAAGGAGCTGCATCCGGACACGCCGCACGGTGACCGTGATGCCATGATCCGCCTCAACCGCGTGTGCGACAAACTCAAGCATTCGATCTGAAAACCTACCGGCCTGACAGCCCACCTGACTCGTAATCGCATCATGCCCGTCGACTTCAACCGCACCGAAGCTTCCGCCGCGCCCGCGAGCATTGCCATCAATGCGGTGCTCGACGCCGGCGCGCGGGCCGAGGCGGAAAAGACGCGCAATTACCTCGGCGCCAGTGCGGTCGGGCATCCGTGCCTTCGTAAGGTGCAATTCGACTGGATGTGCGACCCGGTACATCCCGCACGAATTCGCGACATTTTTGCGCGCGGACATTTTTTCGAGCAGCAGACCCGCGAACACTTTGAGCGGGCCGGGTTTCGGTTTGCGGAAAAGGACAGGCTCGAATTTGAGACTCTCGATGGCTGGCTGCGTGGCCACGCCGACGGAATATTCCTCTCCGGCCCGAAAATTCCCGGCGTCACCTATCCGGCACTCTGGGAGCATAAGGCGATCAACGCGAAGGGCTGACGATCGCTGGAGCGCGACGGCCTGGCCAAGAGTTATCCGCAGTACGCCGTCCAAGTCGCACTCTACCAGTTCCATCTCGGTATGGGGGCGGCGCCCGCAGTCTTCACCGCTACCTGCGCGGATACGTGTGAGCGGCTCCATATCCTCGTCCCGTTCGATGCGGAGCTGGTAGCGGCGACGGTTCAGCGGGTGGAACTGATCGTCAACGCCACGCGTGCCGGCGAGCTGCTGCCGCGCATGACTGACGACCCGAACAATTGGAAGTGCCGGCTGTGCGGTCATCGCGAACGATGCTGGCGAACATGAGGAGGAGAGACTGATGGCTTTCGCAATCCTGCAGGAACAAGAAGGAAGGCAGCATTGGGTGCGAAAGAACGGACCCTATGCGGAGACGTTTACTACCGCATTCCCCACAATCCGCCCGCCGACCGCCGGTCTGCTCTATGCCGACCGTGAAACGGCCGAGCGCGATGCGGAGGGCTTTCGACAGCAGAATGCTCGTGATGTCGAGGCGACGAAGCGGACGAGCAAAAATAAGACCGTGCCGGCAACCTACAGCGTCGTGCCGATCGAGTGACCGTATGATCGACGTCGGCACCGAGGAGAAGCTGGAGAAGCTTGTGCGGCTGCTGTCCTCCGACAAGGAGGGCGAGGTCGTTGCGGCCGCGCATGCGATCAAGCGCACCCTCGCTAATGCCGGCAGCGATATCCACGAGCTGGCCGACCGCATCAGGGGCGGCAAGCTCTCCGAATCGGAGATGCGCAAAATCTACGACGCCGGCTACGAGGCCGGGAAGGACGAGGGCGCGGCGGAGAAGGGCTTCAGCGATACCACCGCCGGTCCGTCCTGGCTCGCGATGGCGCAATACTGCGCCGAGCACGACAACGGCGGAGCGCGAATTCATCGACGACATGACGCGCTGGTGCATGCGCCGGGAGCCGACCGAGAAGCAGGGTAAGTGGCTGCACCTCCTCTACGTGAGAATAGGGCGGCGGCGATGACGGCGATGAGAACAGGGGCGAAGAAGAAGCCCACGACGCTCAGCGGCGATCTTGCGCACCTGCCGCCCGCGCTGGCGCCGCTAGTTACCATCGACCACTGGGTCATATGGCGCTGGGAGTGGCGCAAAGACGGCTGGACCAAGCCGCCCTACATAGCCGCGCCCGGCAGACGCGCGCACGCCAAGAACAACGATCCGGCCACATGGTCGAGCTACTCCGCTGCGCTCGCGGCTGTGCAGACCGCTAGGTTCGACGGTATCGGATTCGCGTTGCTCGCGACCTCGTTCGACGTCGTCGATCTCGACAACTGCGTCGACCCCGCGACCGGCGAGCTGGATGGGTGGGCCAGGGCCTGGGTCGATACCGCGAACGGAGCTTATGTCGAGCGCACACCCTCGGGCACGGGATTGCGCATCATTTGCAGCGGAGGCGCCGGCGCCGAAAAGCTGCACCGGAAATGGCCGATCAAGGATACGACGCGTGAAAAGGCGCAGATCGAAATATATCGGAATTGCGAGCGCTATATCACCATTACTGGCGTCCAGATCGGCGAGTGCAAGGAGCTCGGGCCCGGGGGAGGCCTGCTGGAGAAGATCAGGGCGCAATACGAGGCACGATTCGATAACGGCGGCGGCGAGGCCGGCTTCGACTTCAACCGGGCCGGCGCCCAGGCCGACACCGGCAAGATCGACTACGACGACGTGATTCAGAACGGGGCACCCGCCGGTACCGACGCCAGCGCGCTCTTCCATTCCGTCATCGGGCACCTGATCAGTAAGGGAATGTCGCTCGACGAGATCGTGGAGGAGTTGGGCCGATGGCCGAACGGAATCGGCCAGCGTTATGCCGGGCGGCTGCGACAAGAGGTCAAGCGATCGCTCGAAAAGTGGAAGATCAAGCAGCGTATCGCCCTCGAGCATATCACGCCGCACCCGAGCGAGCCCGAGGAGCCGATGGAGTGGGACGAGATGACTCGAAAGGGCGTCCCGCGCTCGACCACGACCAATACCCGGCGAGCGCTACGAGCGCTGGGTACCGACTGCCGGTACGATCGCTTTCACGACAAGCTACTGGTCAATAACGAGCCCAACGCCAATCTTGATCATATCGCGCTGATGCTGCGCATGAAGGTGCACAAGGCCTTCCGGTTCGACCCGAGCACTGGAATCACGATCGAGGCGCTCATCCAGCTTTGCAAGGAAAACGAGTTTGATCCGGTCGCGGACTATCTCAACGGCCTGACCTGGGACAGGACGCCGCGTCTCGACCGCTGGCTGGTGACCTACCTCGGCGCCGAGGACAACGAGCTCAATCGCGAATTCGGCTGCATCGTGCTGGTCGCAGGAGTGCGCCGCGTCCGACGCCCGGGCGTCAAGTTCGATCCGATCATCGTGCTCGAAGGGCCGATG